GCCGTCGTGTTGCGCGTCGCGCTGATCGCCTTGATCGATGCGATGCCGGAGATCTTCGAACTGGCGATTGACGTCGCCGGCGCGCGCGGAGCCCGCGACCTGGATCTTGATGTCGGTCGTGTCGTGCTGGATCGAATCGATAGCGCCGATTTTGGATGCGGCCCATAACACCGCCGCGGTCATGATGGTGATGAGCGCGGATTGCAGCTTGCGTTCGAGCCAACGGCCGCGCTCCCGCTTCTCGTCGTCGCTGGGAAACAAGCGATCAATGAGCGCGGTCAGCGCACGGCGCACGAGGCCGGGCGGATGATCAGGCGACGGCGTTGACGCGGAGTTGGTCATCGTGTTCTCGCTGCTGGGATGGTTGGGCGATCAACGGGCCAAAGGAGTGAAAACACCCGCCTCGCCCTGCCGGGGTTGTTCGCGCGCGCGGTGTGCGAGCCGCGCGCGCGCAGACACTGGCCGGCTGGTCGGGCTGAGGCGTTACGTGCGCTTGCCCTTGATGAGCGACTTCGGGCGCGTGCAGTAGCTGAGTGCGTTCATCTGCGAATCGAGATGACGGCCCTTGCCGTTCGCCATCGGGTACTGGCGCGCGTAGCGCGGCAGGCCTTCGGTGTTGACGGTTTCCTCCCAGTCCGCGGGCGCGTAGACGGTGCGCCAGAGTCCCGGCGCGCCGGTCGGGAAGATGTGGCACTTGTCCGGGTCGACGAACGGCGTGCCGCCGACGGCGCCGCGGTAGTTTTCCCAGACGATTCCGCCGAACTCGAAGACGCCGTAGACCGCGCCGTTGGGCGTGACATAACCGTCGCGCAGCACGGAGGCCATCGGCGTGCCCTTGTAGGACTCGACGACTTCCGGATGCGTCAGCAAATCGTCGAAGAACGCACTGCCGCATTCGGCGAAGATGGTGCCGACGGGAACGCCGCCGAGGTTGTCGGCCATCTTGCGCACGACGCCGGCGCACTTCTTGCGCAGTGCGCCCGAGGCCGGGCTGGCGTTGTCGAGGTCGAAGTCGACTTCCGCTTCCTGCGTGACGCCGAACTCGTCGAACAGGTTGTAGAGCACGCTGCCGTCGGCGTTGAGGATGATGCCCTTGAGCGCGCCGACGCGCTGGAACTCGAGCGTCGGGTCGAGCTTCCACTGCACGTGTTCCTGCAGGCGGCGGTTGATACGGCCCTGCAGGGTTTCCAGCACGCTGGTCGTTCCAAATGCGCGCACGTTCTGCACGGAGTCGGCGATGATGGCGTCGTTGTGCTCGTAGTGCGGGACCACGAGCGAACGCACGCGCGCGCTCTTTTCCATGCTGGTGTTGCCCGGGCCGCCGCGCGGCGTCGGATTGAGCAGCACGAGTTCGCCATCCTTTTCCTCGATGAGGATGGACGTCGTCGTGACGCCCTGTTCCTGCCAGACAATGACGCTGCCGGCACGGCCGGGCACGAACGGCACGTTGTTGATCGAATCGGTGAGCGTGGCGCAGGAAAAGCCATCGCTGTCGAACACGTTGAGCATCTCGTCCATCGGAGTTTTCCTCGTAAGTCAGGGGTCAGCGCAGGAAAATCCCGCGGGCGTTGAGGGAGGCGATCGCGGCGGCCTTCTGGCCGTCGGTGATGCCGTTCGGCCACAGCGCGCCATCCGCCTTGATTTCCGCGGAGCGCGCGACGACGACGCAGGCGACAGCGCCGTCCGACGCGTCGGTGCGCGCATAGAGCAGGCCGGCGGCGATCTGCGAGCCATCGGAAGCGGCGGTGTTCAGCGCGGCGTAGCTGCCGGGCGTGACGTCGACGTGGATGACCGCACCGACGCCCCAGTCCGTTCCGCCGTCGGCGACGGTGAGGTTGATGTGCGCGCCGGAGTACGCGGTGCCGACTGTGAGGTTGGGCAGCGTGTTGCCGCTCGGCGTGATGACGCTAAAGGTGCCGGCGTTGCTCGCGGCGGCCGTGCAGGTGAGCACGTAGGTGCCGCGCTCAACGGCCGCGCCGAGCGTGACGGCACCGATGACGCCGTCGCCATTGCCGGAGATCTTGCTGCCGGCCGCGGCGAATACTTCGCCGACCACGGCGCCGGCCTGCAGCTCGTTGCCGGTCGCGAGGATCGCGTTTTCGAGGGAGAGGGTGCCGTTCGCCAGCGAGAGGACGAAGTCGGCGGTGCGGGCGTTCTGCGTGATGTCCATGAGGGTTCCTGATTCGCAGGGTTATGGATCAGCGCGCGGACGCAACGCTGGCGGACTGCGCGCCTTTCGCGCGAGCGGCGTAGATTTCTTCCGGGGTGCGCTGGCGCTTGGCGCTCGCGTTGCCCTCAGCCGGCTTGGCATGCGCAGCCGCTGGCGGCGCGTCCTTGCGGATCGCGTCGAGGGTGATGCCGCGATCGGCGGCGGCCTTGAGCAGCGCGAGGGCGAAGGCTTCCGGTGTGTGGCCTTCGTCGATGGCGGTCTTGAGTTCCGCGTCGAAACCCTTGCGTGCGAGCGTGTTGATCTGCGCGATGCGCGCGCGCTCGGCCTTGACGGCGGCGTCAGTGGATTCCTTGCGACCGGCTTCTACGCCTTCCGCGCGCGCGGTGGCGACGACGGCGTCGTTGGAGGCGATGGTGATCTGCTCGGCGGTGTAACCCGCGGCGAGCGCTTTGCGCAGGTCGTCGGTGGTTGCGACCGTGACCTGCCCTTGCGGGTTGTTGTTCATGCTGGTTTTCCTTGGGGAGTTGCTCGCGTTGCCCGCGAGCTGGGCGATCACGGACTCGAGCGATCCGATTCGGTCCGCCATGCCGGCGGCGACGGCGGCGGTGCCGACGAGGACGCCGCCCTGGCCGAAGTCGCGCATGACGGTGTCGGCGGTGACGCCGCGGTTGGCGGCGACGGCGTCGACGAACACGCCGGCGAGCGCGTCGACGGTGGCTTGCACCTTGGCGCGGCCGGTTTCGGTGTTGGGGTCGATGCGCTTGTCGGGCGATTGGCTGGAGACGATCTCGACACGACGCACGTCGGCTTTCTCGTCGCGCTTGCTCGTGTCGAGGTAGGACATGACGACGCCAATGGAACCGAGCACGGCGGTGTCGTCGATGACGACTTCGCCGGCGGCGGAGGCGATCCAGTACGCGGCGGATGCACCAGTGCCGCCGACATAGGCGACGATGGGCTTGACTGCGCGCGCGGCGGCGATGGTGCGGGCGAGTTCGGAAATGCCCGTTGCCTCGCCGCCGGGCGAGTCGATTTCGAGCACGATGCCGCGCACGTAGGGGTTGTCGAGCGCGGTCTGGATGTCGGTGGCGAGCTCCTGCGTCGACGTGGCGCCGCTGATCTGCGTGAACAGATTCGCGTAGCGCATGATCGGGCCGGCGACGGGAATGACGGCGACGCCGGAGCGCATCGTCACCGCGCGCGTGTTGTCGAGCGGGCGGCCGAGGCGCGTCTGCAGCGCGTCGACGTCGCCCTGCCGATCGGCGATGGCGAGGATGGTTTCGAGGGCTTCGCGCTGGATGTACCAGGGGCGAGATGCGACGATGTTGTAGGCGTCGATCATGCAGGGTTCTCCGGAGTGGTTCCGGGCACGCTCTGCGCTGAGGGCGATTCCGATTGCAGCGTGATCGGGCGGCGCGCGCCGCCGTCGGCGTCCCACGCTTCCTCGACGTCCTTGTTTGCGGCGGGTAGACCTGCGATGCCGCGGAAGGCGGCTTCGTCGGCGAGGTTGGGCGTGACGAGTCCGGCGCGAACGGCGACGCCGTACTTGTCCGGATCGAGCGTGGACGTTGCGCGGCGCGCGGCGAGTTCCCGCTGGCGCTGCGCGAAGACGTCGCTCCAGTTTTCGCCGGTCATGGCGGCGGTTTCCATGGATTCGTTGCTGACGCCGATTTCGATGCGCGTCTTGGCGGCGTTGGCTTCCTTCTCTTCGTCCATCGAACCGCGAGCGGGGCCGATCCAAAGTGCGCGCGACCAGGCGCGGCGGCGGACGGGATCGCCGTAACCGGGCAGCGAGAGGCGGCCGGAGGCAACGGCTTCGTCGAGAAAAAGGCCGTAGATCGGCGCACAGAATTGCTGGACGAAAACCCAGCGGCGCGACAGATAGAAGCGCCACGCCTGCAACATGGCGGCGCGCGCGGCGGAGTAGCTTGCGTTGTATTGCAGCAGCAGCTCGTCTAGCGGGATTTCGAGCGCGGCGCCGATCTGCTTGACGATGGCGACGAAGAACGGATCGAAGTTCGCGTTCGGCCGCAGCGGATTGACGACCTCCGGCTCTTCGCCCGGCGCGAGGTCGACGACGGAACCTTGTCCAAGCCCGATGTTTCCGTTCGCACCGGTACCGTCAAAGGCTTCGAGGCCGCTGTCGCTGGCGAGTGAGGGATCGCGTTTGATGAAGACGGTCAGCAATGCGCTGACGACGGCGGCGGTGAGCTCCGCCCCGGAGTAGCGCTCAATCTGCTTGAGTGGTTCGAGAATCGGTGCAAGGAATGGCACGCCGCGCACCTGGCCGGGGCGCTCCTTGTCATTCCAGATTTGCAGTACACGGCGCCGGCCGGTTTCTTCGCCGTGGAACGGGAAGTAGTCCCACGACGGCATTTTTGCTGAGGTGAGCGCATCGCCCGGATGCGTGTCTCGAATCCAGCAGCCGACGGGCATGCCGCCAGCAATTTGGATACCGTCGATGCAGGTGTCGGAATCCTGCGCGTTGTTGGGATTGCAGACGCGATCCGCTTCGACGAACTGCACCTTGAGCGACGCTACTCCGCCGGGGCGCGGACGTTCCGGCGTGAGCGCAAAGACGTCGCCGCTCGCCATGGCAGACAACAGGCCGAGGCTTTGCAGGCCGTAGATATCGAGTGCACCTTCGAAGTCGCACTCGGCAGGGTCTTCGGCCCAGCGTTCGTAATCGTTGCGGATCTGCGCGTTGTAGCGCTCGGCTTCGGCAGCGGTGATTCCGAGGGTCTCGAAGTCCACGTTGGGGCGGCAGATGAGGCCCGTGCCGATGATGCTGGTGCGAGGACGAGTGAGCGCGGCGCGGGCGACCAGATGTCCGCGGAACGCGTCGCGCGAACGCGCGCGCATGGTGCGCAGCTCTGTGGCGGGCGTGTCACTGCGAGCGCTGCCGATGCCGGGATTCCAGTTGACGAGCGAGCGCAGCGAGCGCGACGCGCCGCGCCAGCGCGTGCCTTGCGTTTCGGTGGGCTCGACGGTCGACGCGAACGCCGCGGCCTGACGATCCAGCGCGATCGCGGTGGACAGGCGCGAGGCGGCGACGAGTGCGGTACCCATCAGTCGAACACCACGCGACGGATGCGGTTGCGACCGCGCGCCGGGTTGCCGGAGAGCTGCGCTTGCAGAGAGGCGATGTAGGCGTTGAGCGAAGCGAGGTTGGCTTCGCTGTATTCGACGGTGCGTTCGCCCATCGTGATGCGCGCGGCGCGCTTGCCGACGACGATGGCGTGCCTTGCGGCGATCGCTTCGTCGAGTTGCTGCTGCAATGTCGGCTGAGGCATGCACGGCGTCCCGCAACGGTGACGCGGGGCCGGAAAACGAAAGCCCCGCACGGCGGCGGGGCTTTGCTGATGGTCAGCGGCTACCTCGCCGCTGACCTATTGTTGGCAGGTTACGTCTAGACGCAACACCTCATTGCAATCTATCGACGGCCGGTTCTCGCCAGCCCTTCACGAGTTCGAGACCAAGTGGCCGAAGTATGTCCGTTGCGTCGAAATTCGACACGTCGTCTGGCCAGTCATATTCCACTTGAACCCAAGCGTCATCCCTTCCCACGTCCAAGACTCTGACGTTCGACGCATGTTCGATTTCAGCCATTGCGCGCTGCGCAGCTTCCTCGATGCGGTACTTCATCAGATCAATCTTCTTGAACCGACTCTGACACTTCATACGCCTCCCTATCGTCACTCAATCAATCGAAACTTCCCAACCCCGTCAACCATCGAACTCGGGATTCCACACAACAGGTCGACGCCAGAAATAGTCGCGGTTCGCCATTCAACAGCTTCGTTCTTGATTTCATCGACTACTGAATGGGCCACCTCAATTCGAGACGGAAGCCTCCCCGTGCGAGATCGATATTCATCGATCGCACGCTTGATTTCAGTGATGACGCTCATGCGACCTTTCGCTCCTGCAAATGTGAGAGCGCACCCAAGGCAAAGGCGCGAGCCGCGCCAAGAAAAATATAAAACGCTGCGCGACTCATTCCCAAACCAATCCGATTGAGCCTCCGGAGACGCTCGGCCTCTGGTAGTTCCGGACAAAAGTATTGGACACGCAACACCCTACCTTCACGCCAACGACCTGTCGACTCCATGCGCTGCACGATGCGCTCGACTTCCGCGACAGGTGCGGTCATCGTCATGATGTCGGCGGGCGAAAACGCGCCTAGGCGTTCGCTGGACGCGGCGCCGGTGCGATGAAACTGTTCACCGCCGAGCGCCGCAGCCCATTCGCGCAAACGTGCTTCGAGTTCTTGGTCGTTCATCGGACACCTGCATGGCGGACGCCGCGGGCGAAACGCGGCGGGGTGGTGGGCGGCAACGACGCGGGGCGCGCGTTGAGATTTGTTTCACGGGGAACACCGGGAATGGCGATGTCGGCGTCGACCGGCGCGCGCGCGGCAACGGTGAACAGGTCTGGGGCGGGCTCGACTGCGGCAGCGAGCGCGTCCCACCATTTGACGCGCGTGGGGCGCCAGAGGTCGAGGCGCTCCTCCAGCCAGATGGCGTAGGTGACGCAGTCGCGGACTTCGATGCGCGTGCGAGTGGCCGTCCAGCGTGTTTCCGACCCATGTTGCGTGCGGCGCGTGGCGCGGGCTTCGCCGGCGAACTGCTTGAACCATTCGTCGCTGAGCGACTTGGACAGGTGCACGTAGCCTGGGCCTTGCGTCTTCACTTCCATGCGGGCTTGCAGGCGGTCCTTGGCGAGATTGGTGCCGACCTGCCAGAGCGTGGGTCCGAATTTTTCGACGCGGCCATTCCAACGGTAGGCCACTTTGGAGTTGCCGTTCTCGATGGATTTTTCGGCGTGGCTCGATCCCTTGACGGCATGGCAGCGAAGTCCACGCAAGCGGTGCGCGAAGGCGTAGACGGCGTCGGCGTGGTGGCCGCCGGAGTCGATGGCGGAGGCGTAGATTTTCTGCGGATTGCCGCAGTCGTGCGCGTATTCCTGCGTGCGCAGGAAAGTTTCGACCTCGTCCCACAATTCCTGCTGGGCGGGATTGCCGAAGATGACGACATGGTCGATGGGCCACATCTCGCCGCCGCGGCCGTAACCCCAGACACCGATCTCGATGCGATTGTCCTGAGTGTCTATGCCTGCGAGCAGCAGCAAGCAGCCGCGCGGCATGCGCTTGAGCGCGTAGTTTTCCGCCCGGGCTTTTAGGTCGTCGACGTCGGTGATTTCGATCTCGCCTTCCCACGACCAACCTTTGGTCGTGTTCGTCCAGGCCTTCATTTTCGTATCGTCGCCTTCGAGCATCTTGGCGTGGGCGGCGATGAATTCTTCGACGATCTTTTGCCAGGTGACGTTGGGCGAATATGCGGTCCAGATGGAAAATGCGACGTGGCGCGGCGTGGGAACGCGCTCACCATGCGGGTCGGTGAAGCGTCCGTCGTTGTGCAGGTGGATGGTGCACGATTCGTTGACCCAGAGTCCGGCATCGGCGAGTGCGAAATAATCGGATTGCGTGATGGTGCCGGCGCAGGTGGGACACAGGTGGTAGACGGTGCCCGGCTGGTCGGGCTGCCATTTGAAACCTTGCGGCGCATCCTTTTCGCCCCATACCAGCGCGTGGCGAATGCCGCAGTGCGGGCACGCGATCTGGTAGGTGAAACGTTCCTGCGCGCGTTGGCAGCGATCGTCGATGAGCGAGAATCCCTTGAGCTTGGGCGACGAACCGCAGATGAACTTGGGGAAGGTGGCGCCTTCGAGGCGCTTGATGGCGAGGGTGCAGGGATCGCCCTCTTTTTCGACGTCGTTGTCGAACGCGTCGATCTCGTCGACGATGCCGACGTCGATGGACATGCGGCGAAAGTTCTTGGCCGCCTTTCCGCCGCGGACGCGCAAGGACGATCCGACGAAGCGCTTCTGCTGCAGGGTGTTGTCCTTGTGCCGCGCGAGGTATTGCGGGAACACGGACTGCATCGCGACCACGTCGCGGAGCATGGTGTCGATCTCGGTCTTGACGAAATCGACGGCGTCGTCGTCGGTGGGCTGCCAGACGCACTGGTTGCGGCGTTTGTGTTGCGCGAAGTAGCCGATCGCGGCGAGCAGCATCTTGGTGTAGCCGACGCGTGCGGACTTGCGCAGATCGACTTCGGCAATGTCGTCGTTGCCCATGCAGGCGAGGATCGCGCGCTGGAATGGCCAGGGCGTCCACGTCTGTTCGACGTAGGACGATTCGGCCGAAAGGTAGAAATGTTCGCGTGCCCATTCTTCAAGGGTGAGCGGTTCGGCGACGCCGAAAGCCGACATCCCTCTCGACAGGCGCCAACGCAGTTCCGCGATCTGGTCGGGCGCGAGTTCGGCGAGCGCGGCGGCGAGGTTGGTCATGCAGCCTCGTCGGCGTCGGGATCGACAGCCTGAGCGACAGCAACGTCGCCGGCGTCAATGTCTTGCGTGCCTTCGTCTTCGAGCAGATCGTCGAGACTGATCGACCTGATGGTGTTGCGCGCCTTGGCGACGATGCCGGCCACGACATCAAGCGCGTCGGCGTCGAGGCCGGCGACGCGCCTGCGCAACTCGCCGGGGATGGTATCGAGCAGCGGGCACGCGCGCGCGGCCGCGCGGCTCAAGACTTCCTCGAGCAGTGGCGTCGGCGAGAGTTCCTTGCGCGTGACGGCGTTCTGCATTGCGATCTTGTCGCGTTGTTCCCGGGCAAGAAGCGCGCGCTCGGTGACGAGGTTGATTCCATCATCGGTCGATGCTCGGCCGGCGGCGATCTCACGCAGGTGTTCGCAGTACGACAGCAGCCAGTCGCATAAAGCTGCATCCGCGAGCAGCATACCGCGCTGGATCAAACCGGAAACCGCAGGCTGGGAAATGCCGACGATCTCGCCGAATATCGCTTGCGTCGTTGGCAGGTTCAGATCAATCACATAACCCCCCTGCAGAAACCTCGTGACTAGAGACAAATCGCGGACTTGGTACCCGCATCTGGCGAGATCCGGGGAGGACCCGCGCCAATTGTTAAGCCTGTTCAGGTTCAGCCTCGAAACTGAACGCGTTTAACAAATCGGAAAGTCACGACCGCGGCCACTCACCGATCGCGATCCGCATCTCGGCCATCGACCGCGCGATCGTTTCCGCACTCGCCGGCGTGCGCTTCACTGGCTTCGGCGGCTCGATCTCGGCGACAGGCAACGGCGGCAGCTCGCCACCCCGCATGACGAACTCGACAGCGATGTCGT